TCCAATGGCTCATATTTAGGACCATCGTTTTTGTCCATTAATGTACCAAATTGATAGATGTATTTGGGTTCTGTTTCATCATGATGCCAGCTAAAATCAAAATTACTAACATCTATATTTTCAGGAATAACCCAATTTTTCATATTAGGCAATGCTATTGCTATTTGGTCGATACGATACTTTATTTGTGTTGCATCCCTTACAACATATCTTGGACCACCTGTTTTATTCCACTGAGTGCCGAATTGATGTATATAAGGAGGGTCTGCTGGGTCTGGACACCAGCTAAAATCAAAATTACTAACATCTATATTTTCAGGAATAACCCAATTTTTCATATCAGGTAGTGCAATTGCAATTTGGTCATCACAGTATTTTATATGTGTGGCATTTTTTACGACATACCTTGGACCACCTGTTTTATTCCACTGAGTGCCGAATTGATGTATATAAGGAGGGTCTGTTGGATCTGGATGCCATTTAAAATCAAAAAGTGTTTCGTCGATAGGCGTAACAATTTCCCAGTTACTGGCTCTTTCATTTTTTCTAGGAATAGGATCTACATCAGTTCTATATACGTTATAAGCATCTAGGTTTAATGAACACAACCAAGTTCCGCTGTCTTTTTGATAATGACTTGGCCAAATATTGTTATGATCTTTTGCCCATATATCTTTTCCGGGCATGAACTCAAAATCAAAATCCCAATCAAAATTTCTATAATCAGAAAATTCGTCAATTATCCAAAAATGTTCTGTTGTAGATAATCTTTTTGCTTCTTCTAAAGAAGTCACAAACCTTTCTCTTGGGTGTGCATTGGGTTTTTTGCCATAATAAAATACATCTCTTAACATGTAACTACTTATGACATGACTTTAACGCCGTATAGATTTTCAAACCTATCAGCATCATGTCTATTATTAACCATTGGTTCACCGCGGATGTTTAACGATGTGTTAAGTAGCATAGGACAGCCAGTTAGAATATACCACTTTTCTAGTAGTTCTCTGATTCCCGTACCATTTTTTGGTACGCTCTGTACACGACTAGTCCCATCATGGTGAACGATAGCAGGAAATAAGTCAGGATTCCTACAAGTAGCGATGACTTGCATATACCTACTGTTATTCCAATTGCGAGGCATATAAAAGTAACTATCAATATATTCCTCCAAAATAACAGGGGCAAAGGGTCGAAATTTTTGTCTACGTTTGATTGCATTTACTTTATCCTTAATTTCGAAACCTCTTGGATCCGCTAATAAACTACGATTTCCTAAAGCTCTAGGACCGAATTCGGCTCGTCCACTAGCTACACCTACTATTTTATCAGTCATAAGGTGGTCTAGTAAACGATTTGTGGGGTACGCCCCGGGTATATCATGACCTAAATATGCATCAGTCCAATTTAACTTTCTGCCGTATCCTAAGGCCGCTGCGCCAAGACTACTTCCTGCATCTCCGGGATTAGGCATAATCCAAATGTTTTCGAAGTAATCTCCTAATAACCTATTGGCAAGACAGTTTAATGCTACGCCGCCACCGTATACTAGATTTTTACTGGAGCCCAAGTATCTAGCTCTAGCTATCACTTGTTTAATCATCCATTCAACTAAATGTTGTGCGCTACTCGCAATGTCCATTGGGTCCGCATAATCTAAGAAATTGTCAGGAACACCTATATGTAAATTTTCTTTTAAATGTACGTCCGAAACACTATCAAATAATGATAACATTTCAGTTAAATATTTAGGTTGACCGTATGCTGCCATACCCATCAAAATATATTCTTCATCCATTGGTTGCAATCCTACTTTTTTAGTCATTGCAGAGTAGAACAATCCAATGCTGTTAGGATATTTTTTGCTATACAACTTTTTGTATTTTGCAAATCCGTTTTCATCATATCTAGCATCCCATATAGTAATGGTATCAAACTCACCTATGGCATCAATCACCACAACGGTTGCATCTTCAAATGGACTTGTTTGAAATCCCGCGGCTGCGTGAGATAAATGATGGTTATATGTATGAATCTTTGGATTATCTAATAAAGTTAAGAACTGTTGTCCTATAGCATTACTGGCAGTCAAATGTGAAATAGATTCTCCTGATCGTAATTGTCTCAATGACTTTAACCAAGGTCTTTCGTAATAATGAATCTCAGAGGCGTCTGTTTGATATTTGGTTGCATCTTTTATTAAATCAATAGAAAGTGATTTGTCGTGTTTTTTCTTGCTATATCTTTCACTGTGTCCAGCAAATAATATAGACCCGTCATGGTTTAATAACGTGACTGCTGCATCATGAAAACCAGAAGAAATACCTAAATAATTCATTTTAGTAAATAAAAGGGTCACGCTTTTTGAGTTCTTTTAGTCTCTTGCGATATTTGTATTCTCTGATTAACTTTGATATCCAATTTTTAAAAAATCCCATACTTATACTCATAAATAACTATTTATAAGTTTCAACATGCCTCCATACGAAAAAAGTCTTTGTCATTTACGCTGGGGTTATCCCAATATCAGTTTAACCAGAAATCAAATAAGAACTTGCTGTAAAACTCCCTTTCAATCAGTGAGCAAAGAGGATATGTCTACTTATGACATTAATCTTTTTTTGAATACAGAATATCAGATACAAAGAAGATTTGAAATGATTAAGGGTGAAAGGCACGGTGATTGCGGGCAGTGCTGGCAGATAGAAGATAAAGGTGCAGTTAGCCTTAGGGGAAACAGCCATGAAGGATTTATAAATATGGCACATAACCTAAATATGTTTGAGGAGTTTTCTGACTCAAACATGGATGTAGTGTCAGAGCAAGTAACATTGGATTCTAAGATTCTCAGAAGCCATAAACCATTCATGCTAGAAGTCAGTTTAGGAAATACATGCGATTTAAAATGCATGTATTGTAACCACGTGTACAGCAGTCAATGGGCTACTGAGAGTTTGAAAAAATTTAAAATTTCTCAAGAAACATACAATGAAGTATCGGGATCACCTAACCAAGAATTCATTGACTTATTTTGGAAATGGGTAGATCAAGAAGCAAAGCATAGTTTGAATAGAATTGGCATTATAGGAGGCGAGCCATTAATCACGCCTGACTTTTATCCATTTATCGATAGATTGTTAGAAGTATACAAAGATGTACCTAATAATGACACAACAATATGGATAGTAACTAATTTACATACACCTGAAAATTATTTCAACAGGTTAATGAATTATCTTCCTAAGTTAAATGAAAAATTCAAATTAGAAATTTTAATTAGCATGGAAAGTACAGAAGAACAAGCTGAATACATTAGGAACGGTTTAGAATGGAAGCGTTTTGAAAATAATGTATATAAGTTATTCGATGCAACTAAAGAGAATGATAGGGTTACGTTGGGGTTTTTACCTAGTATTACTGCACTGAGTATTCCTAGATACAAAAAGTTTTTGCAATGGGTATATAATATAAGTCAAACTACAGGAAAACCAGTGATGTTAAAACAAAACATCGTAACATGGCCTAATTGTCATACTCCTTTCATACTTACTCCTGATTTTGCTGACTATCTCACCGATGCAATAGAATGGATCACTTCTGTGCAAGAATCGATGCCTAACTTTCATGACCATTTTGGACGTTGGGATACATACACAAACTTTTTAATAAATTTAAGAGATAGTATAAAAAATAGCGACACTGACCAAAAAGAATTAAGAAAAGAATTTTATTCTTGGTTCAAAGACTTTGATGAATTGCGCGGTCTTAATTTTATAGAAACTTTCCCTGAATTTAAAGATTTTTATAAACGCTGTGGAGAAACACAATGACAGACAATTATGAATTTACACCCGGCAAACCCATTAGAACATACAATAGTGAAGGTAAATGGAGAGATTGGTCCACTGACGAATTAGTAGGTGCGAGACTTAATTATCTTACAGGATGGAAGTGTGGGGCAGGTGTTGATAGTTTATTCATAGACATGGATGGCGGTGTTTGGACTGCAAGTTGCCGAGTAGGTGGTAAATTAGGAAGTGTGTGGGATGATTTTAATGTACCAAACGATTGGATCGACTGTACAAAAAATGTATGTAGCTGTGGTGCTGATTTGTTTATTCCAAAAGCAAGCAAAATAGAATTTGTAGGTACATTAAGAAAAGGACAAAATTTACCCGTACAACCCGAATTGCATAAACCAGACTTAACCGATTTTGTTAGTATGGAAAGAACTCATGCTAGTACGCAGAAGCAAATTTACTGGGAAATAGGTCGTCGATGCAATTATGATTGCAGTTATTGTTGGCCATGGATTCATAACAATACTGATCCACATAAATCACTAGAAGAATTAATGCGAGCTACTCACTTGATTGAAAGTAAGTTTACTAAGGGAGAAAGCGTTAATTTCATTATTAGCGGTGGCGAGCCCACAGTTAACAAAGATTTCTTAGATTGGCTACGTTATTTAAACGCATGTGGGCATCACGTTAGCTTGCACAGTAATGGAAGTCGAAAGCCCGATTACTATCAGGAAATTATTCACTACGGTGATTTGAACTTATCAGTACACTTTGAATTCTACGATAGAGCAAAATTCGTTAAAGTTGTTGAAGCAGTCGCAAAAGAAAAAGCTGAAAATAAAAATGTAGGTGTAGGTCACTTAGAAGTTAAGTTTATGATGGCACCACACAATGTTGAAGAAACACTTAGCCTGGAAGAAGAATTAAAGAATTTACCATACTTCAAAGACTATTGCACTTGGGCTATTGTTCCTATTAGGGGAAGTCTTAATAATAAAAACAGCGCACCTAATGAAGGTTCAGGATCTGAGATTATGGTCGGGTACAAGAAAGAAGATTTCTTACTATTCGGAGATAGAAAATAATGGCAATGGATAAAGATACTTGGTTAGCGGAGAATGTGTTCCCTAAAAATACAGCACCAAATGAAAGAAAACTTAGATTAAATGTAAAACCAGTTGGTGTCATTTCCGCTACTAGAAAAACTAAAATAACATTATGTGTATTAGGTAGCTGGGCTATATACATGCCTCCCTATAATCTAGCAAGACTATCAGCATTGACTAGAGAAGCAGGATATTATACCAGAGTCTTTGATTTCAACGTTGAATCACATTATGCATTGAAAGAGGCTAATCCCGATTTAGCTGATGCATGGAATGGTGCAAACTATTATTGGTGGCAAGAACCAGAATATTCAAAAAGAATTCATCCTACATACGAATCCATACTTCGAAACTACTTAAACAAAATACTGGAAGAAGATACTGATATCATAGGATTTAGTACATATTATACCAATTTGCATCCTACTGAGTGGATGATAAGAGAAATTAAAAAAATTAAACCCAATGTTACAATAATCATGGGCGGTCCGCAGTGCCACGAACGCAATTTTAAAATGATACCGGAGGCTGATTACTATTTTATAGGGGAAAGTGAACAGCACATCTTAGATTTCCTAAGTAATTGGGAACAGGGAATTAAACCAAATAAAACATCAATCGGAAGTTTATACAGCGACACACGTATTGATATTGACAGCTTGCCATACCCTGACTATTCAGACTTTGATTTAGAAAAGTACTGGGGTAAAAATTCTATATGTGCTGAAATTAGTAGAGGATGTATTGCTAAGTGTAGTTATTGTACAGAAGTATATTATTGGAAATTCAGAGACAGAGGATCCGTTAACGTCATCGATGAACTAGAATATCAGGTTAACAAATATGGTATAAACTTTGTGTCCTTTGTTGATAGCTTAATGAACGGGAACTTAAAAGAGTTTAGAAAATTCTGTGAGGGTTTAGTCGAAAGAAATTTAGGTATAACCTGGTGGGGCTACGCTAGATGCGACGGTAGGATGGATTTAGAATTTTACAAATTAATGAAGGCTGCAGGATGTCAGGGGTTTAATTATGGTATTGAAACCGGTAGCGACAAGGTATTGAAACTTATTAACAAGAAAAATACAGTAGCTGAAATAAATCAAAATTTAATCGACAGTGCTAAAGCAGGGATGCAAGTCTCTGCATGTTGGGTGATAGGCGCGCCCGGAGAAGATATAGAGGCATTTACGCACAGCTTTAACATGTTATGGAACCATAGAGCTAGGATTCTTGCCGTAAGCCCGGGGCCCGGTCTAGGAGACAACTACGGCTCAGACTATGACAATCGTGAAAAGTATAACATAAACCCACGAAACAAACCATTTTTAGGTGGATGGTATACACTAGATATGAAGAATACTAGATTGCATAGAATGATTAGAATCAAACTCATGCATATTTGGTTGTATCTGTGCAAACAATACGGAGGAACATTAACAAATGTGCATTCTGTAGGTGATATAACCAAACATTTTTCTATAGATTTTGATACTGAGGAAATTTCAACTGAAATTGACTATGAAGATTTTGACTACAACATAATCAATTCAGAACACGGTGATTTTGCCAATAGTATTATGAATGAAGTATTTGGCTTCCTAAGAATGCTATGGAGAATCAAGGGAGGGTATGAAATTACTTTAAATTTCAGTGATGAACTAGACAGACAAGATTTTATCTTTGCAATGGATCCTGACAAATATTCATTCAATGCGAGAATTAGATTTAAAATTGATGACAAAGGTAATTACAGTGTGCTGAACACGTACAAATTTACTCATACTGAAACTCATATACCCGGAGTAGAAGATTTTGAGTACACATACGAATCATCTGGTACATGGGTTACTAGCAAAAAGACAACTCTAAGAAAAATATTCTATATAGCAACTGATACAAGACCTGCAGAGTTAACATTAGAAAGTTGTTTTTCTTCCATGGCAATCGCAGAAAGAAATTTTCTACATGAAATTGCAAGAAATACTCCGGCGAACGGAGACGCAGTTGATATTGGACACAATCCCGGTGGTAGAGCCGCAATAATTGCGAACGCTAATAAAACATTAAACGTGATTACTTGCAACCCATTTCATGCAAATGAAGAACATCCTTTAATGCCACAAACAGATGAACCGTGGTTAGTTATACAATTATTAGATTTAGCAAGACAGTTATCCATTCCAAAAGAAAAAGTATATTCGTGGTTAGAGAATATTCAAAAATTAAAAAATGAAGATTTGACTGGTAGGCTAGCAAGAAACTTTCTTTTGCAGAAATTTAAGAATATATCAAATATTATAGATCCTTATGCCGAACCTAATTATTATAAATGGCCTGCATCAATCGACCTAATATTATTTTCAATACCCGACACTGATAGATTACTAAACAACCTAACGTTCTTCTCCAACATATTAACCAAAGAAGGAAAAATGTTAGTTCATCAATATGAGTCGGATGATAAAATAACAAAGGGTGTTAATTTGTTTCTAGATTCTAATTGGAAGATTAGCAATCAAGTCGAAGGGTTAATTGTTATTGAACGAGCGGCTTAATTTTAGGAGCAATTCTATTAGAAAATTGAATAACTCCTTCCAAATTAGGGTGGAGATTTTCATTATTAATAGTGTGTTTGTTTTCACTAAGAATATCCCACCAAACTTTTCCTAACCATGGATATTCTTCATTATCAAAGCTGATCCAATCTTCTTTATTTAAAATTTTATCATGCCGTAGGTGCATATTTTTTATTGCTATTGAATCATCAGATGTTGTAAACATAGACGACGAGTTACCCAAACTTCTCCAAAAAGTATATGATATGTTGTTTAGTTTCAGATAGCATTGTAGGAAAAAAACATTATTAAAAAAATTAGTGTAATGATCCTGGTCAGGAGAATTAACTATAACTTCTTTAATAAATTGGTGTCTATCTTCAAAAGTTGAATTATTTAAATGTGAATTGTGAAGTGAGAAAAATGTATTAAAATTTGACATCCAAACCATTCTTCTAGTGAATTCAGTCCAACCTACACAAACATGATAGTTTTTTCTTTCTTCAGCAGACAATTTTTCTAGGTAAGAAATAGTTTTTACGGTTATAGCATCATTAGAATTACCATCTTCAGAAATATCGACCACATCAACGTTCAATATTTTATTTAATTGACCACTAAGGTTATCTTTCCCTCGTAAATTATCTTTATAATTTAGATAAAATTGTTGTACTTGCTTGCTTGTATATACAGGGTGTAATTTTCTATAAAAAATGTGTTTCATCCAATCAATATCATGGTAGTGCGTATTCCATGTCAGTGCATCTCCTGCAACAAAACTACAGCCATTTAATAAAATTTTCTTCACTTTAAACCCCTATAACTATTTGCTTCTATTATTGGTATGGTATTTCTAATTGTTTCTTGTTCTCTAGCTAATTGTTTATTATACCAATTCGTTATTTGTTTATTAACAAAGTGGTCAAATTTTTCCCAATTACCATGAGCTACATAATTAGAATGGTCTATGGGTTTTAACTCGTCAACTACAGGAGTTAAGGTTACTAGTATTTCTTTTAAAGTATTACTAGGTAAATTCCAAATACCTAAATGTTCAGGGTGATGAATAGTATTATACCACAAATGTACACCATTGTTATTAGTGAATCTAACAAAGTTGGGCATTTCCCACCAGTTATTACGCATAGGATTTACCATGACACTTAGCCCACGATTATTGTCCTTACAATACTGATTAAAGATTTTGAAGTTTTCCATTAGTACATCAAAGTCACCATTAATACGTATTGATTCGTAATTCTGTTTATCCAGGCTATCAATACTAATATTTAAATGGATATTACATTTATCTAGTATAGTTCTAACTTGTTTATTATATACGGTTCCGTTTGTTGCAATATTAATTCTTAATCCAGGATTTAATTCGGCAACTAACATGCAAATGTCATAAACAATTTTTTGTGCAAATGGTTCGCCACCGTTAAATCTTAATTCTTGTAAATGCGGAATAAATTCTTTTAACTGTTCTACAAAACTGTCATCATATACCATTGGTAACGGTGGCATTTTGTCTCTATTTTTTCTTATACCAGAACTTAATCTACCCTCACACATTACGCATTCTAAATTACATTGATTGCTTAACTCTAATTCTAAACATGTTGGATAATCTTTTACTTTAAACCCATCATATGCCATAGCAAGAGGCCAAGTATCAGCTTCTATTTTCTGTTTACATACTCTGCATTTACTATTGAAAGTATTTTTCTTTAAATTCTCTCTGTATTGTGTAAAATATTCACCGAACCATATATCACGAATAGACCTATTTGGGCCCCATTTTTCTAAATGGCCCACTAACAGCCAACAAGGTGCAGCATGTCCTTCTGTTGTAAAATACATATTATTATATGGTGCGACACAGGGACTAATTGTATTGATTTCTCTAGACTTGTCAAAGTCTCTGCGTTTCTGATTATACTTTTCTACTTCTATTTGACTTAATACATTATCCATTTTTGCATCTCATCACTAATTTACCCCACTCACCGAATGTTTGTTCAAAACTTTGTTTTCTATATTCATCTAATTCAACAGTGGTTTTTATAAACTCTTGAATAAGATTATCATTATCCCTGTCCAGTAATAGAAACCTTTTAACTTCTGTAAATTCAGGTAATGTTAATCTTTCAGCTACTATGTTTTTTAAATGGTCTGGCAAGTTCTTAATACTGTGACTAGGACTATAATGTAATATATTATAATAGGTATGAATATTTAGCTGTTTAGCCCAAGCAACATATTCATTTAGGTAATAAACATTAAAGTTACTAACAGTAGGGCATAGTGTTAAAAACAAATTACGATTTTCCTCACGCAATTTTAAAAACTTTTGAAGATTATCTTGAATCACATTCCATTCAGTTGGATATCTTTCATACTCTAGTCTTTCATGTATATCGTCAATTGATATACATAAGGTAACTGTTTTAAACTGTAATAACAAATCAATAAATCTCTTATTGTATAGTGTACCGTTAGTGTTTAACAATATAGTAATTTCTTTCGATTTACCTGCACTGATTAACAATTCCAACACTTTGATATTCTCGGGGCTAGCCATTGGTTCGCCTCCAGTGACTTCTAAATGAACCAAATCTTTTGCCCATTCCGCAATTACAGATTCGTTTTGTGTTCCTAGTATTTTGTTTGATAACCAATATGCACCATCTTCAACTTTGATATTGAATCGTTCCTGATATTCTTTTAGGAACGTAGAACTTGCTTGTGCTCCGCATATCCTACATTTCAAATTACAAACATTATTCAATTTTAAATCTAATGCCCGTGGGCCATTTTTAGCAATAGGCGTAAATTCTATTTTAGTTAAATCAATCTTTTTATGTTCTGCAAATTGTACTCTAAAACTTTGTACTCCTGCGGCCTCTTCATCCCAACAACTTTGACATTCTTTTGGCTTTTTACCATCTAAGAATGCCTGTCTGAGATTCTGAAATCTTTCATCGTTCCATAATACATCTAAACTACCTTCTTTCATATTAGGTAATTGATATTCATTTCGTGGGTCAGGCTGTGCAAATTTACAGCAAGGCCGTAGTGATCCGTTAACATCAGTGGATAAATTCACCCATGGCATGACACAAAAAGTATTATTCATGTGATTTTAATATTTTATAAAATTCAGGAAACGTTGTCTCAAATGATTCGTTTCTGTATGCATCATGTATATTTACCTTTTCAAAAAACAATTTATATATTTTATCGTCAATTGTATTGCCATACATGAAATTAATTATATTTTCTATTTTGGGCGACCATGGATCCAAAATGTTTTGTTCATCAATTGTTAATAGCTTTTCTTTTATGACATGCTTAACTTTGTCGGGTAAGTTTACAATTGAAAAATGATGAGGATAATGAACCATGTTTAACATTACAGGTATGTTATACTGTTTTACATAGTTTATAAACTCATCCAAATAAAAGACATTCAATATACCAACAGTAGTATAAAATTTTAATGTCATATTCACATTATATTTTTTACTATACTCTTTATACATTTCTATGTTCTTCAATACTTCATTCCATTTAGCATTTTTTCTCTGGTATTCAAAACGTTCACCGATATCGTCTATGCTAAAGTTAATTATAACTTCTTTGAATGATGCCCATAGCTTAAAGAATTCTTCATCACATATTGTTCCATTGGTGTTGTAGTACAGTCCTGTATTTGATGGTTTTCCGTGCTCGGTGACTATTCTTAAAATTTTGTTATGCTCCTGTTGCATTAATGGTTCGCCACCGTAAAATTCTAAAAAGTCAATCGTAGGGGCCCACTGCTTTAAAATTTCTTCGTTATTAGGATTAGCGCTGAATTTTTCACGTGAGTTATTGACAAAGCTCTCTTGGAACCCCATATCAATAACATTCAAGTCTTTTGTTTCTTTAATCCACTGACTGCTTAAAAACGGAGTGCATATTCTACACTTCAAGTTACATAGATTACTAAGTTTCAAGTCTAATGTCTTTGGATAAGTTCTGGGTATGTGATGAAAGAATGTAGCGAATGGATGTTGTGTACCACATTCTTCACGTTGCATACGCATACTCTTAATACCTGCCGCCTCTTCATCCCAACATGCCTTGCAACCACTAGGACGCATATTTCGTAAAAACTGGTCACGCAATAATTGAAATTCTTCTTGGTCCCATAATTCACCTATGTCTACATCAGGTAATTTGGGAACATTTTGTTGCCAAGATGCATCACCTACTTTATACTTACAACACGGTCTTGCTCTACCATCAGGATCTAATTGAAAATGCGTGAATGGGTACAAACATAGATTCGGTGGAACTTTTTTTCGTAATCCATCTGTCCAGTCGCCATTACCATATACAACCGATTTCAAGTCTAGGTCATACTTATCATCTAATTCTTCTGCTATAGCTCGTGCAAGATTAACCTTTTGTGGATTCTGCTCTATTATAGGTATAAAGTTCTTTTTATTAATCATAGGCTCTTACACATATTATAAAAATTAGTATATTCTGGAAATACTGATACTAGATTCAAATTTCGTCTACTGTCATACGTATCGAACCATTCAGCAAATTTCTTTCTATCGTGTGTTCTATCAATATTTTGGTTATTAATTCCATCGATGATTGTCTGCAAGAACTTTGCGTAAGCTGACCATGATCCTAATGGATCTTTAACAACAGGCATACTACCAGCATTCTGGTTAAGATACTTAATAGTATCTTCAATATATGGGATAAACTCCTGTGATAATATCATAGGACTTTGCCAGCTAGGAAAACTGATTAAGTTTTGCTTTAGTGTCACTGACCTGCCGTGCTTCTCGTGTAACTCTTTTGTATATGCAATAAAATCTTTTACACTTGTCATGTTTAGTGCGTTCAGACTCATAATAAAACCAAAGTCAAACTCTAAGTTTTTGTTGCTTAGTATAGTATCGACATTTTTAGTAAATCGGTCCCAACTTACACCGTTGCGAATATATTCTGCTTTAGGTCCTACACTTTCCATACTACCTAATATCTCTAGCTTAAACACTTTAGATATCTTAGGTAAGTATTCCATTACACGCTGTAAGTAGTTTGGCGGCGTATTCAAATTGCTAACGATCCACAAGGTAATCTTTTCCTTACGTTGGTTATTGATTTCTTCTACACTAGCAATTACTTTATCCATAAATGTATAGAACTCTGGCATGATTAATGGCTCGCCACCGATTAACCCTAATCGTGTAATACTATAACGACCATATTGATTGAACCATTCCCAAAATTTACCTTCGAAACTAGGGGGTGCCTTAGGAAATTCTCTGTCGTATTGTTCTTGTGTTATCTCACCAAACTTAATCCTCTCAGTTGCCCACTGAGTAGAGTAATGATGGCTGCAATACATACATTTTAAATCACATGTATTGCCCATGCTTATTTCAAGCATATATGGCTTGTAACTGTAAAGAGCAGGATGATTTATATCATTTATTTTGCTTAGTTCTAGTTTTAGTTTCCCATCCGAATATTCACTTGGTCTAACTTGTTCTGATTTAATTAATTGCCACCACATCTGTTTAGGATGATGGCGAGGACTCTGAATACCTGAGTCTTCTAAACGCCAGCAGCTAGCACATGCTTCTGTTCTTATCCCTTGAATTAAGTCTAATCGTTCTTGTCGTTGTTTAGGAGAATTCAAAAATGCATCTATACCAAATTCTTGCAAGTCTTTCTCGGATACAAGATTAGTTGGTGTTCTGCAACAACTTCTGAATTCTCCTCGATCCATACCAAATATAGGGTAATTCCATTTTAAATCGCATGTTGTATCTAATGGGTTTTTCATTTTTCTTTGGTAGACATAATATCAAAATTACAATGGCACATTGTTTTGTTGCAAATAATAGGTTCTGTAGGGATAACCAATTCTTTATCAATAATGTTACCAATGAGACCGCCCACACGACACCAACCTCGCCAAATACTACCATCCATGTCAACAACAACTTGTTCTACACCAGTATAGCACTTCCAACCACTCCAATCATTAGTTTTAAAACTTATAAATCTGTGTGCGCTACTTATTTCAGAAGTTCCATCGTTATACAACAATCTCATTGCACCTCTATAATAGTCAAAAGATTTTGTAAATTTAATATGTCTAGTAATCAATTCATGTTGCTTATCAAATATATTTTTCTGAGAAGGTGTATAATCATATAACGTATCGCCAAAATCATGAATTAATGGTTGCAATGCCATACTTAGGTTGCCTAAGTTTTTAATTTTATTTGCAATAGCATAGCAATAATCGAACATGTCAGGATCCATCATGATGTTCACGTGAGTTCTTATATCTTCATGTAACAATTTGACAACTTCAATAAAATGGTCAGCATCTGCAAATTGCGGGTGAAAACTCAAGCACACGTGGTCAAAGTATTTTTTGTTTTCTTCCCACCAACGTAGTGTGCGTGACCCATTACTAATCAAACCAACTTTAGCACCTAGATCCGTACAATGCTGACATATTTCAATAAAGTGTTTGTACAGTGTTACTTCGCCTCCTGTGAATTCAAAATATACCTTTCTGGGATAAGTTTGCTCAACAGTTTTTGTTATAAACGCTTTTATGTTTTCTAGTGTAGGCCATGGTTTTGAACCATCATGTAAGTGGGATGGACAATAAGAACACGAAAAATTACACGTATTTCCTAAACACCAATTAACTACAAACCAATCTTCGTGCGCCGGGTTACTATGAACTAACTTATAATATTTGTGTTCCATTACCATCCTTCAATTTCTCTAATTACATCCATTTCACGAACCAAAGGTCCTCGATTATACCTATTGCTATTTAAGTGTCTTTTAAAAAACTTGCTTTGCTCAGAATCAAGTATACACATAGGTAATCCTAATTTATCTTTAAGGACCTGACCAATAATCTCTGCCTCTGTTACTGGGTTTCTGTATTCTTGTTCTTCCCACATTTGAATATAGTTATCGAACCATTGAACATTTTTTGCGTCCCAATTAGTTAATAAAGTCATATAGGTTCCTAGACGAGCACCATAAATAGCCCATATACCATTCTCAACATCTGCACCAACATTATGCCAAACAGTTAAATTGTTTAGATTGCGGTCAGAAACTGACTCTTTAAAATCATCAACAGTAGGCACTAATCCCTTATTTAGTACCATCTTGACACCCTCACGAAAACCCGCACGCCATGCTTGAAAAGGAGTGTAATTAGGGTATGTAGTTGAGTAGCAGTCCCACATTGCCCAATAGATGTTATCAGTTGCATCCATACAAAAATCAGCGATGCGAGTTACATCACCGTCTGTTTGATGTTCGTGTGTTTTCATATTAGCCACATATTCTTTTGTCCAACTACTCATGCCGCCATTACCATAACACAATCCATTGATATGATTTATTGCTTTCCAGCGAAACTGCGCTTTTTTGTAAATAGGATCTTTGTCGGTAAAATCTAATTGAATATTAAAGAATTCTTCATTGGGCATGTTGTCGCCGTCAATTAAAATAAATCTTTCAGTGTCACTGACTTCTCCCGCAGCTTTGTGCGCCGCATCGCTACCTTTAACCCCGTCAACACGCTTTGCCCAAGGAACCATATTCTTTACTTTGAGCCAAAATTCTTCTTTCTGCGGCTCGTCGTAGCTAAGATATATGCAATCTAAATCCGCAACATCAACTATATCATTTGAGTTCATATTCATGAAATTTCCATTTTCTCTTGTCTTTAAATTCTTCAGTAACGACAATACTCACATCTTCTTCGGCACATATTGTTCCTTCATGTGAATTAGGTTTAAGTTTAGAAATTATTATTCCGGGAACAAGTTTTGTTATTTGCCCATTGACAATTTTTATATCATGGCGCATTTCAGCATATGTTTGGCTATCAATAACGATATAATTTCCCTCAGGCTTTTCGCATGTATAGAATAATACTTTGCCATCGTTATCATAATACAATCGAAATTCTACTTCAGTATTCTCAACTTCTTCGAAAAGAACCTGCTCTTCACCGTTTATTATTACAACCTTAGCAATTACGCTCATACATACTTCTCCAACTCATTTGCAAATTTTTTTACATGATAGTGAATGGGATATTTTTGTGGCACGGTGTTTATTCTTATTGTGTGTGATAATATTTCATATATCAATTCGTCGGTCCAATCATTTGTGTTTAGATTATTAATCATTTGTTTCATGTGAACCATACTCATCTCTGTAAATGAAGGTAGTGTAGTTTTTTCAACCCCAATAATATGACTGGCTAATGCATATGCCCAATCTGTAGTAACTTCTTCGTCGTTTTTACACTGAAGTATCGATTTATACTCTTCCCAATTTTCAAATATATTTCTAACTATATTAAAAAACTGTTCTGCTGTTTTTGATTTTTTAAAATATGTAATAGCATTATAACAATCTGGCAATTTATTAGCATCTATAAATTTTCTGTAAAATCTATTTTCAGTTATTTGTTGATTATAACTCCTAATTGTTGTGGATACAACAATATCTTTTAAAGATAAAACATCCCACCAATAATCTATAGATTTAGGAATAAACATATCTGCTTCTAATTTGATAGTATATTCATATGGGCTGGATTCATATACTTGCCAATCGTTGATTAATTTCCAATTACTATTTGGTTCTAAATCACCATAGGGCAATTGTATTACATTATCAAAATTTAAATTTTCAGTTACATTAGTTGTTAGTAAAGAAATATTTGACGATGGCATTACTTTTCTTATGCTTTTAGCTAAAACTTCTGCACATTTAATATAATCAGTATCTGTGGTATTTTGTGCTAAGATGATAAATCCTTTATTCATTTATCAACTCCAAAAATATGTTTTTATCAATAACATGAAAGTCCATGTCTTTTAAAGTAATATATTCTTTTTTGCTTTTTCCACGACGCCATTTAGTGTATAAAATTGTATATTCTGTATTGAAAGGTTCATCCTTACTTTTATAAATATTTGTTTCAGGTAATATGTGTATCAAATTCCAAGGAATAATATCTGTTTTAATATCACTATGCCCATTAACAATTTTCAATGCTATAGTTAATCCATAATCGTTTCTATATGTATCAATTGAAAATTTATGAATGTTACTGTAATGTTCATAATTTTCTTGAACCATTTTTAAACACTCAAATATCTGTTTAACACGTTTGGTTTTTTTAAAGGCCACTACAGTAGCCCATAATGTGACTATACTTAAATTATTGGGGTTAAATTTTTCTGTGTGACCATCATTATCCATCAAATAAGTAATTGTATTGTGACAACAAAAATCATCCATAAAATCAAAAATTTTAAGAAGTTTATTGCTGTTGATAACATAGTCAACATCTAATAATAAAGTTTCTTCGTATGGGCTTAAATCATACGCTTGATAACGACCTTTATTAAGCCAAACTCTACCTTGAAAATTATTATTTGAATCGCTATCTACTGTGATGATTCTATCAAAGGTATCTGGTGATACTGAATCTATTGAGTTATGGTCTACAATTAGCGTTACTGGTAAATCTAAAAAATGTTTTACCCTTTTAGCAGTGTAGTTTGCCATTTTTACATAATTATACTCCGGTGAATTAAAGGCAAATAGAATTACCCCTCTACTCATCTCTTTTTCTCCAAATCTGTCCACTCAGTGAACCATTCGTGCATAACTGTATTATAAGTTTCTGATAATTTAGTTAATAAATCTAATCTATTAACCTTCACTGGATTGTCAAAAATATCCATCAAAACTACAAACTCAGTTTGTTGGGTATTTAAAAAATTGATTGTTTCGAGATTGGCTTTCCAGAGACCAGACTGGTCGGCTATAAGTAACTTGCTAGTGTACTTTTCTTTCAAATATTCTTTTGCAGAATTGTGGTTGAATCTTGCTTTTGCGTCCGATATTATCGTTTTAACATCCATACTAAATCCTTGTGCAGTATTTAGATGGATATTATCTGTAGAAAAAATTAAGCTACTGTATTAGTGCCCACTAAAGTAATTGTGCCCCAGGTATTAGCAATGTAGGTAGTTGAGGGTGGAACCACAGTTAATGTACATGTTGAACCGCTGCCAACTGTTCCGTTTCCACTAATTTTATCAAAAACACAAAATACACTAACTACATTACCATTATCACCATTACTACCTACTGCACCGTTTGTTCTTGCAATATAATTAATTTGAACTCGTGTTGTATAAGGAGAAATACCAGAGTCTTGGTCAAAAATAGTTGTGTTTCCTGTACTGAGTCCAAAATATCCATTGTTGGTACCAATACTAGCAACGGTTCCACTTCCACCAACCTTTGTTACTCCACTAAAAGAAGATCCTGCTATTTGTCGGGTTCCCGAATTTTGTCCACTTATAACTATTGTACCGGTTTGTGTCGCTAACGTATTGAAAGCTGCATTAATACCGGCTGAGGTATTGGAATGCGTACAAGTTAGTTTTAGTTGTCCGCCGGCATTAAAGAAATATCTGGCCGCGTCACCGTTTGCAAAAGTACAGGTAAATGCAAAATTTGCATAATCACCCCATGTACCAGTTGTTGTTTGGGTATTTGCAGTGGTCGTACCCTGAGCAACTGCATTTCCTCTACTTGTATAGATGCTCTGTAAGTTTGTAGCAATATTTGCTTGGTACGTTATCGTACCACCTACAACAGGTGTAGTGACAGTTCCTATAGATGTACCTTGATGGCTGGCTGCATTGGCCGTTTTATTAACTAAATTTGCCCATTTGCTTGCAGTTACAATATCTCCGGTTGCGACATTCGCTTCTGCTGCCTGACCATAGCCTGCTTGGCCAGAACCAGTAGACCATGTTACATTTAATGTATTTGCCGTTGATGTTACATTTGCACCAACTAGAGTGTTGAAATCAGTTGCCTGAATTGAGTCGTATTGTGCGTAGGTCATTAGATATCCTTTAATTTATCTTAACAAAGGCTTCTACGGTACCAATATCATCTGTTGTCTTTTGTTCTAATGATCGGCCAATTATATTAAACGCAGTTGCTTCTCCTGCCTTAGCGGCACGTGCAATACCTTTACCTGCACTGACAAGTCGTTGACCCTTGCGAACTTTTCCTATAACTTTTACCTTAACGCGGCCGCCGACAGCTATAGGGGGATGAGTAGAGTCGTCGCCGGCAGCAGCATTCATCAAGTAACCAGCTGTATCAGAAACAACACCAAATACATCTTCTGACAATTCATACTGAACTGCGGTAATTTCTTTGTCACCACCTAATTCGACAACAGTTCCGGCATCATAATATTGGTCAGCTTCAAAACGCTCTGCTAAGTCAGCATATGTTGCATTGAATCTAGAACCTGCTGTTAATGTCCAGTTACCTGTAATATTTCCTGCCGTAGTATTTGCGCCGGTAGTAATTATAGATGTTGTGACTCTTGTAGGAGCAATGTTACCGGTAAATTGTACTACTGAATTAGAACCAGTTAGATAATCAAAAACATTACCATTGTTATAGGTGCCTGTGGGATTGAAGGGAGCGCCATTAGCATAGTAATAATTATCTGTTTTAATCCCGGTTGAAGCAATGATATTACCATTAGTTACAATAAAAGAGTTTCCGGTTAGTCCACCATCTAATGTCCATGTTCCAACTATTGTCCCTGGAGTTGTGTTTCCGCCGGTTGTTATGTATGTTGTTGTTAAATTAGCAGCAGTTGTCGTACCAGTCAAATTAGCATTAGCTATAATAGCATTAGCAGTTACAGTTGCATAAGCCACTGTGATACTATTCGCTGTAATACTATTATTTGCTGAAATATTATTTGCTTGTATATTACCTGTAACTGTTAGAGAACCAAAAGTAGTAGTAGCTGTATTTGAGCTAACTGCAACTGTAACCCAAGCATTAGCATTTGATTGACCGTCGTTTGGGCACAATTTTAATAGGCCATTATCTATATCATACCATAGTTGGCCCCTAAGAGGGTTAGCAGGTGGGTTTGATGCTGCAAAATTTTCTAATTGGTGAACAAAGTTTGTATCTAATGTCTGTCCATATCCTGCATAGTTTCTACCCGGTAAACCTATGCTTGTGCTGGTAGTATTAATAGTTCCGTCAGCAATGGTAGTTAATATATTTCCATCACTTTTAACGATTGTATATGCCATTTCTTATAACTCCGGTATTCTTGTTTATTTATCTTAAATTGTGACTAGGTTTGTTAGTGCTTGGATTCTAACGGTATAATCTATCTGAATTTGTCTATTTAATGATTTTTGGACTGGGTGAAATATAACATGTGTCAATAACCTAGTTAATATATTTCCGGATTCATCTGTTCCGTAATTTGCCAATAATCCCAATTCATCAAAAATATAACTACTATCAGTTTGTGTGCTATTATCAAATGCATCTTGTCCTGACGGCTCGCCGTAGTCTAATAAACATTGTACCAAAATGTCAGTGTAGACTTTTCCCACAGTGTGAGAAACTGTCATTTTGTTGCGTGTAGGGTCTAAGTTGAAAACACTGGTATCATCAACAATTTTGGCGTAGGTCTGATTATAAAGAGCAGCATTTTGCCCTGTAACGTTAGGGGGCAGGTACGTGATAATACCAGTTTCATCTACGCTTGCTCCACCGTTTCCAAATGCCATTTGATAAATTTCGCCATATCCACGGCTGCTTAATGTGTCAGCAATAGCTTCTGACATATTTTCATAGTTGATAGCATTGTGTTTATCTACGAAAACTTCCCCGTTATTGGGGTCGTAAATTTTCAAAAAACCATCAATTTTGTATGTTAATTGTATTCCTGACATTAGATATCGCCTCGTGTTTCAACTAAAACTTCTTTGGTATTTGGATCGGTTATTTTCAAAAAAGACGAAAAATAAAACCCACCAGACTCATCTGGTTCTGGCCCGATGTAGTCTGGCTCCGGTAGTTCTTGCTTATTTTCCAGTGTATTCATAATATTTATTTATCTTTAAAAAGACTCCAAATTTAAGAAATTAGCTGCACTTGTTGTACTAATTTGCAACGGGTCGCCTAAAGTTGGATTATAATCATATGAATTCCATGTTAAATGATAGTTTAAGTTAGATAACAAATTATCTGACAAGATTCCATATACTTTTTCATACGTCGGTACATAGTCTCTTGCACTTGTACCGTTAGTGCCTCTCTGTAACCCTGACAATGTATTAGCATCGAAGTCTACAATAGTATATTTTATTTGTTCTCCTGCAATATATATTAAGTTTCCTAAAATTATAGTGACTGTTAGGCTATCACCATTAGATACTCCACTGGTTATTTCCAACACCGGAGCGGTATCTACAATTTTTAGATTGTAGGAAGACGATGCTAATGTAGTAGATGTTGTATTGTTTACCACAATAATCTGAGCAATAGTATGTTTATCCGCATCTAGCCCAATATCGCATATGCCACCTATAATAGTTGCTGTTTCATTTTGAACTATATTCGTAGTTATTTTTGAAACATCTTCTACATATATCGTAGAATCTGATATTCTTAGTGGATTAGTTAACCAAGTTGTATTAAGTGTGTTTGCTCGGTAAACAGTTGGTATATTAAATCTGTTAACATTATTAATATAAGTTAGTGCATTTGGACTTGCTGTAGGTATCATAGTAGTAATAATTACAATATCACCGAGGTTTACGGTTGTTAATATACTTAGATTGTTATTTTCATTAATATACAGCGAGCTTGAAGGTACTCTATATCCATTAATTGTTACCCAAATTCTGTCTACATTACCTTGCTCCCACATTGAAACGCCCATAGAACCTGAAGCTGTCGATAAAACAAATTCTTCACCTCGATAGGTTTCTGATATAGTTATCTTTTTAGTAGCAGGATCTATACTATTGACATAATATCTAGCACCTTCTACTACATTTCCAAATACATTGCCAGAGAAATATACCGGGGTGTATATCTCTAAATATTCTGTAGAATTTACAGTAATTGTATTGTCTATAGCTGAAGTTGCAGAAGCAACTGCATATGTCAAGGTAAATTGTTTATCTATCCATACATACCCACCGCCTAAATAGTTAGATACATTAGTTACTGTATCGTTAGCTACATAATTTTCAGGTTGATATGGTTGATTGTATAATGCTAATTCAGTATTTGACACAACTCTAACATAATAAGTATTGTTATTTAATTGAACAGATCCCAAAGTCCCATCTATTCTAACAAGATTATTGTTAACCAAAGTATGCGGATCTTGTGTGGTTATTGTAACTGTTTCGTTTCCTCCTACACATGCATACATTGCTCCGGTGTCTGTAGTTACCGTATACGCACTTCCACCTTGTGTTTTTGAAATTTCAAACTCTGTGCTGCTTAAAACATTGCTAATCCAGTAAGTTACGCCATCGGCGCTTATCCCACCAAATCCTGTAGCTGTTGGATTTTTAAACAAGACGGGCTGTCCAACAACAAAGCCATTAGTTGAACCGCATGTTATTGTAGTTGGCGCTGTTGTGCCGGTTACTGACGTTATGGCTAACGGAGTTGATAATACATTGTTAACTGCAACAATCTTAGATACTATTGCAGGACTTATATAACCAATCATTGATCCAGTTGCATTTGTTAGTGACAACGGTGCACCATTCGGAGTAAGTGATATACTAAAAGAAGTAGAATCTATAATTTCACTGATATAGTATGTAACCTCTTCTTCAATTACACCAAATACTGGTTCAAATATAATTCCCATGTTAGGAACTAAGTCACTGGTGTCTCCAACCGACAACGTTAAGTAGTCTGGTCCAGGTGACCACACATCACCATAGCCCACTCCAGCTGTACCTGTGCCCGCTCCTGGACCGGTGGCAGTAAATATCTCACCCACTGTGTTTGATGCTGCGCCAATTAAAGTGAAGTCAGTTGTACCTACACTGGTAATTTGGTACGTTGTGCCAATTATGAATGAACCGGCAGTTGCTTCTTCTGAAAAACCGGTGAAGTGCGTGCTTGAACCAATATTTAAAGTTATTGTGTTTGCACCAATATATGAACCCCCTATGATAGTATGTAGATATTGTCTTTCTGTACTGTTGTATGTAGTAATAGCTAATAAGTCACCTAATGTTAAACTAGAGGTTAGATGTAAGATTTGTGTCGATCCATCTATAAAGTAATCACTTTCGTAAGTTAATCTTAAACCATTTAATTCAACAACAGCATTTTCTGGATTTTCTCCGCCTATGTAATTTATTAGATAGAGTTGAGTTTCTCCGCCAGAAGCCTCATATATTTGAGTTTCAGGTATACTGTATGAATATTGTACTGGTTCTGTTTCCCCAAATAAAGCAAATGTTATGAAATCATTTTCTTGTGTATATTGGTCAGCGAACACCAATTGAGCCTTAGTCCCTACAGGTGCCTGTGTTACTGCATAATCATTAGTTACAAATGCAGAGAAGCCGGCAGTATCTTGTAGTACTATTGTGCTTCCACCTATAGTTTCAGAAACAGTAAACTCATTATCATCAACAATACTACTGATGTAATATGTTGTAAATGGTGTCAATACTCCAGTAAATGTTATGCAATTACAAAATACTATAGGATCATTTATGTCCAGTGTAACACTAGTGTTAGCAACAATTGAGTTGGTGCCGCTCTTAGTTTGAGTGACAATACTATATTCACCTAAAACCAATTCGGTTCCATTGTGTACAACTAACGGATCAGTCCAAACTAAACCAGTACCTTCTTGTATAACTGCATACATAGAACCAGTCGCATCAGTTAATTCATAAACAGGACCTGCAATTCCATCTACTAATGGGGGCAATGCTACAGTAATCTTATTGGTAGCATAGCTGATATTTTTTACATAGTAGACCTGATCAGGTTCTATTCCACCTATTAGGCCGCCTTGGAATTTAATAGGAATATTTAAACTGAATATAGATACATCGCTGCAAGTAATTGTGTTACTTCCGCTTTCAGTTTCAGTACATTCAATTTGTATGCCTTCAGTGCTAGGTCTGATAACTCCGTTGCCGTTAAATCTATTAGCAGAATAATTGCAAGTTAACGGAATTTCTGTAAATCCAGATACAGGATTTGTAATTAAAGGAATCGCTTGAGAATTTGATCTTTCTAATTGGTCACCATTTCCAACCTCATATAAATTAATACCAAGAATGTGGTTTGGTGCTAATGTTGTATTTAAAGTAATTGTTTTTAACACCCAATCTATACTGTAATCATAACCCTCATAAATTCTTGTACTTAAACCAACACTAGGATCAATATCATATAGTGCAATGAATGCTGGATTTTCAACTAAATTCAAGAATGAATATAAAGTCTGTGGGTAGCTAGGAGTTATTTCTACTGATACTACATTAAAGCCTGTATGTCCATATTGACCAACAGGCCAGTTTGTTCCTGGACGAGTATTAACTATCATAGATAGATTGTCGGTTACTATTCCTGGAACTAATTCTTCTGGACCATATCCATCAGTGAACAAACCACCCTGTACAGTATATACTGGTTGTTCTTCTATGAAAGATGCGCTTGCAACCCATGTAACACCGTTATCTGAACTTATTAAAATTGTGTTATTTTCGCCAACTGTAATGAATTTAGAATCGGTGCTATTGTAGATAACAGCATTTAACTTGTTAGTTGTACTAGAAGTTCTTGTTGTCCATAAAGATCCGTCAGTACTGGTTAATATTAATCCATTATCGCCTACAGCAACAAAATATCCATTACCATATATAATATCATTGATATTGTCTAATGTTCCTGATGTTTGTTCTGTGTTGGTTTGACAACCATTTGTGCTTGTAAATATTCTGCCATTGTCAGCTACAATGACTATTATACCATTTCCGCTAGTTAAAGCATTTACATAAGCATCAGTAATTATAGTAGTAACATTTTCATTAATTATGTTCCAACTTAGTCCATTGTCAGTGCTTTCTAACAGAATAGTTTTGTCATTGCCGTTAACAGTTCGATTTCCTATTGCTAACCAACCAATATAATTTCCTCCGATGTTGACATATGTTACATCAGTTAGATATCCGGAAGAGCTACCGAAATTAAAGTTTTCAGTCCAGCTTAATGTATTTGTACTTCTTACTAGATTTTCTCCTACTGCTATCCACACGCCGCTTCCATAGTATACACTTGTTAAACTATTAGAAGGTACTGTCAAGGATGGACCGGTTGTATACACAACTCCATTTGTACTTGTGTAGATAGGTGTTGCTGGATTACTTGTAGTGATTACATACCTACCATTAGCATATGCTATGTCTGTTAAATTAACTGGATTATTGCTTAACTTTGTTAATGTCCAATTATTTCCAGTCATACTATTAATTAAAGCTGAGTACGCTGATGATGTTGTTGCGCTAATATATGTTGCACCATCCCATAATATTGCTTTGTTGTTTATTGTTGCTGGATAAAAAGGTTGATCCTGTAATTCAGTATCGAGTGCAAACTGGTCTACTGGTTCAAACGCATTGCCTAAATATGATGAGCCAGGGAATGTTACCCCAGAAACTAATTGTGTTAAGTCTCTTCCTGGCATATTAACAGTTGGATTATAGTAACCTATAATTCTATCTAAGGCATTTAATATTCTGCTACCACTATCTAATGGTTCCCATTTGCCTATAATAAATTCTGTATCGTTATTACTTACAATACACTGGTATAGTCTATTGTTATATCTGACAATACTTTGTTCGAATTCAAATGGTTCAAACAAGAATACATAATCCCCTGTTTTAGCCATAGTGAAATTTAAACCAGACAATGTGCCAGGATCAAATACAGTACCATCGACCGTTTCACTAATGGTCAACGTTGGTGTTATTGTTTTGATATAATATGTTTGTCCTAAAACAATATTGCCCACTACGTCACCGGTAAAGACAACTGGATCATTTACTTCAAAACCAGAAGTACTTGTCACTGTAATATTAGGGTTTGTTAACGCAGTGACTGTAGTTGATACTACACCACTATATGTTGTTAAAAGTTCGGTTCCGCTTACAGGAATAGTCATACGATCATTAGCATAAACTTCTAATTCAGTAGGACTAATAACTTTTAGATAACATTCTTGAGTTAATCCGGGAGGTGTTCCAGAAATAATAGTAGATGTTATTTGACCATTACTACCTACACCGCTAACATTGACTATTACATCGTTAAGACCATTGATACCACCAAAATTAGAACCTAGTAATGTAATATTATTATTGTATGCAAACCCCTCACCCGGATCTTTAATTATTACAGAGTATCCACCTAATATGTAATTTACATAGAAGTATGGTATAGATGTTGGATTCTGTGTTAAGGTGGTTGCAGTAGTGCTATCTGTTAATGCAATATGTGTTCCTAGATTATCTTTTACTGTGATCCAAGGGTCATCACCATTTAATAACATTAAACCAATATCAGTAACTAATGTTATAGGTGCTCCACCCGGAGACTCAGAAATAGTAAACTCTGTGTTGCTTACTACAGATTCAATATAGTATGTTACTAGTGATTCTATACCTGAAAAACCAAACACTCCGCCGACGAAAGATATTGGCATTGTTGGGTAAAATCCTGCAGTACTATTACAACTAAACTTATTACCAAAAGATGACGAGCTAGTAACTTCTATTGAAGATATACTACCCATGCTTTCTACATAATATGTTGTGTTTGCAACTAAACCACCTATACCAACGGCAAGTTTAAAAGGCATATTTACATATAGATTTTCTAGGCCGCCGGTTAAAACATTTAGATACAGATAATCTTCGCCTGATACTGTTGCAACTGTTTCTCTTGTAATTAAATTACTATAAGATCCTGTGTAGCCAGTTCCACTATTAGTGAATTCACCTGATGTTTTGTAGAAAGTAAATTTCTGTCCATTAATTTGTCCGGGGCTAATCGGTAGCCCCACATTGCACGACATGGTTCCTGTTGCATTAGTTAATTGAACAGCGTCACTTTGACTTACCAATGTTGCATAAGTGTTTGGCGCGGCAACAACATCCGAAGTAATAGTTATTGGGCCGCCGTTAAACGTAGCTGATAGTGTTACTTTACTTAATCCATAGTCGATAGAAGCGATGTAATAAACTGCTCCAGAAATTATTCCACCAAAGTTAGTTACAGGAGATCCACTTATAACCATATTTGTAATAATTACCGGGGTATTAATCTGTAGATCACTTATATCGTCTAGTTTTACAAAATTACCTATAATTTCAGTTTGTTCTACTGTGACTTGTGTAGGGTCGCTGTTTGTAGATATAGTAAATGTTTGATTGTCTACGACACTAGCTACATAATAATTTTCGTTTTCAACGATGTTACCGAACGTGCTTCCAGTAAAAAATACCGGTAGCCCCGTATAGAAACCAGTAGTGCCGTATTTTCCACTAGTAGTAAGTGGTAATGTAATATAATTTGTCGTTTTCTCTGTTTTCGTAGCGGTCAATATACCGGGATACTGAATAGTTACAACTCCAGTATTTGTTACTTCACCTACATACATTGTCAATCCTGCAGGATTCAACACAGTTCCTGCCATAGATAGGTTAATCTTAAATTCTGTTTCGCTGATTATTTCTGTTATGTAGTATGTATAATCTAATACAATGTTTCCAACTATAGAACCTTCAAATTTTACTGGCATTCCTACGTAGAAACCAATAGTAGACCCAGATGCATTTGATTCAGTTGACGAAAAAGGTGTCAAAGTTATAACATCAGTAACTGAGTTAATTCCAGTAATATTTCTTGTTAATGAACTCCAAGTAATAGTCTCATCATTTCTAATATTTTGAATTTCAAAAGTTGCGCCTTGAGCACTTGCTAGAATATCATTTATAGGTGGTTCGTAACCAAACTCAGGTGGTGCAATTGATATTGAAGAACTTGCTACTTGTTCTGAATTTAGTAATGAACCTGCGTAAAAACTTCCATAGAAATTGCCAGGTATCCATTCAAGAACTCGTGAAGTATATGATGTTCTGTCATATCTTAGCGTAGTTACGTTTTCGCGGATTGGTAGCGCATTAGTAATGCAACTTGCTCTCGCACTTATTTCTAGTGTATTGTTAGAACCTATTCCCGTATGTAAAAATACTACTCTATCTCTGTCTTGTAAAGCATCAGCGTAACTTGTGTACAATGCTATGACAAAGTTTGGTACTGTTTCTAATACGTTTATGTAATAATATTGATCGTTTTTAACTCCGCCAATAGCAGTAGTATCGGATCCCACAACATATTTTACCAAATCTCCGGTTTCAAGTATTTGACTTTGAATTGCAATAGTATTTTTAACCAAATCTACATCACTACTTGAAAAAGTAATAGTGTCACTTGGCTCAATTACGATCTCCGGTAATACAACATAACCTTCTCCGGGATCGACTACTTCTACACTTAATAGCGTACCAACACCCATGACTGGTCTTAGTATTGCTTCACGTCTTGGAGCTGGATATAGTGTGGTATCAATATATGCAGTAATCTTTGGAGGAGTAGCATATCCGCGGCCACCATTCAATACTAAAACTGCTGGCAAATCTATATAAATTTGTTGTCCAGGCAAATGAGTAGAAATAGTAGATCCGTTTATGCCACGAGTTAATCCGTTTAATGTTCCATATGCTCGATCTACACTTGAGTAAGCAATTAATTCATATGCCTTTTTAGTTAAATCGGTTTCAGGATCCATTGGATCATACACTTTAATTACACCGTTGATCGGAAATCCATATACATTATCGACAACCAATGATGTAGAATTCAATGTTAGGTATGATGACAATATTGCTATAGGATAGTTTTCTACACCGGTAATACTTACCCCATAATTGTTGTACCAATTATTGTACTCTGGGTTCTCCCAAATAGCGTTGGTCGGTAAAAATTCACTATTACTGCTTGGGTTTGCAAATACTAATTCAGGAGTAATATACTGCTGTAGACTTGTGTTATACTGTGCAGGCAAATCAAAATCAGTTATATTTCCTGCCCACAAATCTATTCCTGTATACTTAAACAAGAAGTCCTTAACAACAACATGATATGGTTTAACTTCATTGATGTACCCTGCCAAGAAATCTTGATTATCACTTTGGTATACTTCTAATGGTACCAATTCACGAATTGTGTGTGCAACGTCAATAAATGAAGTTTTGTTTAACCAAGGAATATAGTTTTGACTTTCTATGGTTTCACTAATAATATAATTGAATAATAATATTAATCCTTTATTTCTAAAGAATAAAAATTCTTCCGGGGTGTCTTCATTTAAGAATCTTACTATGTTTCTTGTTTCTTCACTTGGATATACATCAAAGGGAGTAGTGTCAAAGAAATTATCACCAAAACCTAAACGTGCAGTTTCATAATCCCACAATGAACTCTTAAATTGGATTGTCCCGTTCTGTAATCCTATGCGTACCCAAGTAGCAGAGGTGCTATCATAACGGTATGTTTCTTGTAGTCCATCACCGTTTTGTTTTACAGAAACAATCAAACCATTTTGTGCATTAATTGTTGCCAATTGGTAGTAGTAATCTACCATGGTAGCCGCACGTGTACTGTCGTTATAACCAGGTGCCCACCAGTTCACATATTCCCAATAGTCTTTAGTATCATAGAAAGGTAATCCTGTGCTTGGGTTGATTTCACCTTGTTTAGTTAAGAATGAATAAGATAATGAGGTTTCAACAAACGGTTGTTGTTTTAATAATTCATTAGCATATGTCAGATAATTCTTTAATGCTCCGAAACGGTTGTAGAAAAAGCTCTGGCGAGGACGAGCTAATATACCAGACTGTACTGGTTTTGGTAGATATGGATCAGGAACAACTGCACCGGCCTCATCTACCCCACTCATGCTATCTAGCATTCTACCATATAATGATTCTGGTCTAGTAACTCCGGCTACACCAGGAATACCGGGCAAGAAATCATCAAAGAAACCATCACGAATCAAACTATAAGCACTGTGAGAAACATCATCGTTAGTTCCTGTAGCAAATCCTATATGCATTACAGTGTCTGTGCTATTGATGTATTCTCCGCTGTTATACAAGCCCATAACATTGGATTGCAATGGAGCAAAGTATGATATTCCTGTTGATTGAGGTGCAGAAATATAAGATTCACATACAGTGTCACTTAATGTTTTTCCTATTTGGTTGAAAACGATATTTGTGTTACGAACCCAATAGAAGTAAACGGGTGTTATTGCCCCTGTAGAATTTAATACATATTCTATAGAGTAATCATCTAAACTGCGCGGTGTTCCAGGACCAGTATAGAACAATGGCAATACATTGCTGGTGATCCAGCTGTATATTGCAACATTACTTCCTGGGAATACACGACCCCACCACTTGCTGTTGTAAACTACATCATTGTATTGATGGTAGTTGACAAACTTCGTAGTGCTTGTGTCAAACCAAAGTTGACCAACTTGTTTTGCTCCCCATACTATGGAACCTGATTGTGTGGCGTCGGGACTGTTGTATGATGCAGGGTCAGCATTAGAAATAATGTCTAAATTTTGTGCTACAACGCCAAGCAATTTGCCTTGTAGTGGGTCAAAATAATCCAAATTAATTAATGTATTATTTGTGCTTGCACTATAAAGTTGTGCGTTTTGAATTCCATTTATGTCAACTGGTTGTTGTGGTTTGCGATATACAGACCAATTAGTTTGTCCCGATTGATTTTCGTATACAATTACTTGACCGTTAACAAAACCGGGCCTAAAGTTAGGCGTACCAATAATAACTTTGTTATCGTTAAAATCTAGTGCTGTGCCATAATATGGCTGAGAACCATATTCTATGTTCAATGCATTTACGCTTTGAGCGTATACAAAGTTTCCAACATTATTTAGGTTTTCATTATAATTACCTAAATAATCAAACATATACACTGCACCTGCGTTTGTCGCAATATCTAAGAATTGTGTGGTGTTATTATCAAACAATGTATCATTGTTATAATTTTCATCATCAGTAGAATCGAATGTGGTTAATTGATATCTTGCTGATACAGGTGCGCTTGTTACAAAAGATCCATTATTGTTGAATTTTATTACTGTACCAAATTGAGTTCTACCGGCTGGATGTGGATCAGTTATTTGCTGAGTTAATGTATATTTGTAAAGACCCAATTGGCTCAATACGTTAGTATCCAATGCTGCAATATCTATTTTGTCATTTATTGTTGCTATGTTAGCATTAACAAGTGAAATAACAAGTTTATTGTTAATTGCAGATGCTGTGATATTTGTTACATTTGCTGAGACAATCGCACCGGCTACTACAGATGCATTGCCTGCAGGCAATGTCACTGCATATCCATTTAATAAAATAATTGCTGAATTTGTAAGTTGGCAATCAGAGGTTCCTATGATTATTCCATATTTTCCACCACCATCAGTATAGCGGTATATAACACCTTCTTTGTTATCTGTGTTAATTTGATATGGAGACCCTACTAATAATTCATTTCCATATGTGTCCAAATCAGCACTGTAGCCATATTGCTGTCCTATAGTTATATCACCCGAAGCACTAACCTCTTGCACCATTACAAAAGAAGATCCGCTGGCAGTAATAATATCACCAGCAGTTAATGATCTGTATATAACTAAAGAAGAATCAATAACAGCATAATTAATATCAGAAATCAATGTGCCATTTACACTAACGTATAGCGGTTCTGTTTGAACATTTGCATTCATTGTACCTGAACTATCGACCAATGTTAGTGGCGCGCCGTCTCTAGTCAACGATAGCTTTATGGTTGATCCTGAAATGTCTTGTATATAATAAACTTTATTTTCTTGGATACCACCAAATACAGTACCAGTAAAAACTACTGGCATATTAATACTAATTCCAATAACACTATCCAATGTAATTGCATCACTTAATATAGCTGTAGCTACAGTTTTTTGTGTTTTAGAGTTGAATACTAAATTAAAAGTTTGCGGTACAAATTCTTGGCTGGTATATTGTGCTTCAAAATTCTGAATCAATCTTTCAAAAATAAATGCTTTACCTGTATTATTGGTGGTTCCTGTATCCGCGCCGGGCGCTCCGACTGCTACAGTATTACCATAATAATTAGTTGCTAATGAATATGAAAAATTGTCTCCAGTTGCCAATCCTGTTACTGTTAAGACGGTGCTATACTCATACAAGTCAGTTAATTGAGATTTTCTGTATACATAAACTAAATTTTGTTCATGGGCACTTATGAACAACCAGTTACCATCTCCTGAAAATTCTATTTTTGTTCCCCAATTAGTTACACCATCTGGGGCTAAAATAGTTTGAATTTCATCTAGTCTATTTTCTCCAACATTTACTATTAGGTTATAGATTTTTATTTTTCTATCGGTTATTAGTGTTCCGGTTGGCTGACTGATTGCAAAAATAGAACCACTGTAACTTATAGAAGTACCAAAACTTGAACCTCCTGTTAATTCTTGTCGTATCTCGTAAGTGTCGAAAACTGGATTATATATATAGCGATATACCTTACCTAGACCATTATCGGCAACTAAATATCCTAATGTATTAGTTGTTGCGACGGCACTACCTAATTTTGATGAGTTATCTTTTGTTATTTCTTTCGAAAAGGAATAATTAATACCTTTACGATATACCGCCCAGTCGCCTGTAGTATCAGTATCTACCCAAATTTTATTTTTAACAAATTCTGTGTTTAATAAAGGTAAATTAATAGCATCGCTAGGTTGATTAATACGTTGTGACTGGAATCTCATAACAATTCCAGAACCCGTTAATCTTAAAACAGAAGATACCAATGATAATGGCACTACGACCTTATAGTTATCTACCACTGACTGCACTACTCTATATCCATTAATAGCGTCATTGAAATTAATGATTGCTATAGTCTCATATTTGGATAGACCATGAGGTTCTGCAAATTCTAGTGTTACTGTATTGTCAAGATTATTAACTACCTGAATTAATACACCATTTGATATCGGTGTATATACTTGCCAAGTTCCTTGATAATCAGCAATCCAAACATATTCACCTACATATAATTGACTCAATGGAGTTTGGGCAGTATTTAAATCATTGTAATAATATCCAAATGTAGTAATGTCGTTAAAGTTTACATAGCCTGCATCAGGGAAAGTTTTGTTAGGTGTGTTGGTAGGTAATGTAGGCAAGACATTTGGATTAGTTATAGGTCTGCCATAATTAAATATGCTATACAACGGGACTTCTTGCTGTACACCATCAGTATATGTTCCGGTTGTTAAACCTACAATACTTGGGTTGGCTGTTAATTGAGATTGATTTAACTTAAAATCTATAAAATTATTGTCTAACACACCACCGAATTCACCGGTTTTGATAGCCCAACTCTCATACACATCATAATCAATGCCACCTTGAGGTAACTGTATACCTCTAAAGTTTTCTGTAGCAACTCTAGTACCCTTTTCTTTAATCATGTTTTTATAAACATTGATCTGGGTGATATCTGTCAAATCAGCAAGAGCAAGATAGTCACGAGGACGATATCCGATTAATGACCAGCTTAACAGGTCGCTGTCTTTGTTCAAATTAGGTGTGTTTGTATCATAGTACAACGTAGATTCGTAGCTGCGTGTACTTGGGTTAGGTAACAAACCTTTTTGTATTTCGTCGTAATCAGTTTCTTTCCAATATTCAGCATCGAATATAATACTTGGTTCTAATACTTTTAAGGCTACCCAGTATTTGTTCTTGTATTTTACAATAGAACCCTTTGTGTACTTTGTAATATTGTTCCATTCTTGAATATTGTCTTGGTTGAGAATAAAACCTTGAGCATCAATTGTACCGTTCCATTCTGCTGTTTTAGTACCACGAGTAAAGATACGATTTTGACGCAAACCAGTTACTAGATTATACAATACATCATTGAACAATGTAACGTTATCAAACACGATACCATGTTCAAAGTTGGTTATATTAAATTGTCCGTAAGCAACAGTGTCACCTTGATTTAATGGTCTAGCATTAAATGCAGTACCATCTCTTGTAACTGATAAATCAATTGCTTGTATTGGGTACAAGTTTTGATTCAAAATAAAATTTTGTCTTTGAAGTGTTAATGGTTGAACAACACAGCTATCTTTATCAATTGTTATTGCATTCGCTGCGGGATTTAGATTTATTATACTTCCCAAACCCCAACCTGATTGTGTCCAATATAAGAATTCAGCAGCCATTTGTTGCCAGTTAATATCAATTCCACTTTCGATTTCGTCAAACTGAACACCTTGTGTTTGTAAGTAATTTCCATAGCTAGCTAAGAATTGTGCCAAGTCTTGTTTGCTTACAAACTCAGTACCATAAGGTACTAATATTTCACTATTTTCAAAATAGTCAATAGCAAGCTGAACGGATTCACCTTCAATAGTAACTAGCTTGTAATTACCATTGATTTTTGGTTTACTTACAGTGAAGTATGTTTTTGTTTGTGAATTTCCGTAAACCTTCCATCCATTACCGGAGTTTTGTACAATGACACCACTATATACAATCTTATTGAATGGAGTGTTATCATATAACAATACATTCAAACTTTCTGATGGAATTAACAAACTAGCATTTCTACTGTTGGGTGTTCCTTTTTCAACATAAAAATTAATTAAAGTCTTATCAGTAAAGCCTGCGACGCGGTATATCAAACGAACATCTAAATTATCTAATAAGTCAGTAGTTGTTTGAGTGCTATCTATACCAACTTGTTTTTCATAATCAACTATCCAGTTAATATAACTTGTCTTAGCTGTACCATTACCATAAATTTCAACGTCAGAAATAACTAGATGGCTTCTGTCATTAACTAAGAATTGATTAAATTCTTCATTATACTTGTAGTTGTCGATATCGACACCTAAATTATAAAATTGAGCAGGTTTAGTTAGCGCCATTATCTTCATTAAATCAAATGGCCATGAACTACTTCTGCGGTAAGCAAATTCAGTAGGTGCAACATCACCTACTTTCCATGCATTACGGAAAGTTGTGTCGTTGTAGTTTCCAACAATACTATCAAAAGGTGATAGTAAATTGCCAGAACTGTCTACGGGTATCACTTGTAGTAATTCGGGACGAACACACTGTGGAATGACTACTGGATCTCCGTTATTCCAATTAATACCCGCAGCTAAGTCTCCCCATAAGACCAAGTTGTCACATGTATATGGTGCAGGACCATAGCGATTTTCCCACCATGTTGGTTTATCGGCAAATCCAATCATCTCCCATGGTGCTACGTCAGGTTGTGAAGTGTCATAAAAATACTGATAGACTCCTCTCCAATAACCTTGCAATATTTGACTCTTATCAATCTTATTACCTGATTGATTGTAATTGAACGAAAATTCGTTAGATGGTGTATATCCAATGTGTTCTTTGTATTCGACTCGATTTTCTCCAACCCAGTTTAAGAAATACTGAGAGTAGATGGTCATAAATTCATCATATGAATAATCACTGTCTCTGAAGAATCCAGGAACAACATTATAATCTCTAATTGGTATAACGTTACTTAACTTTAAGTTGTTATAAATTCTTTTTTCAAATTCAAGTAATACTTTATCACGGAAATCAATTAAATTACCGTCAATATATTCACCGTATAGTTTTGTGTATGAACCATCGTGACCGCGGATGAAATATGTTGGGTTAGTATAGTTTTCATCTAGTACGACGGCAGGAATGAATGATGGGTATAGACCTAACTTAGTAGGAGTGTTAGGTACATAAGAACCATACGTTTGATTATATTCTTTGATAGTAATTATGTCGCCTGGCAATAAATCAGTATCTATTGTTAACGATGGACTGTCTGTACTAACTGTATAGTCAACATCTTTAATTAATTGAGTAACAGTTGTAAAATCATTTACAGTTCTAGTCAAATAGACCAACACCCCGTAGTAATTTGCTTTTGTAAAATCGTAAATTCTACTTAGAGGATAACGACTAACATCTAATGAATTCGAAAATGAATATGAGTTAGTGATGAATGTTGATTTACCGGGTAGCATATCAGACCAAAAGAATGGTGCTGTGTCTACCTTAGATTCTGTAATTTGGTCCAGTGCATCATCTAACATCATTGCAGGAGTTTGATATACATTATATTCTGTATTATTGATGGTGTCCATTAATAATGTTTTAAACAAAATATATTGATTGCTATTGTACTGCAATGCATTGCTTAAATTGACTCCGGGTTTTCTTAGGAAAGTACCTGGTAATACCAAACTTGCACTGTTTTGGATAATTCTATTGCCCCATGGTACTAGATTACCCAAATCACGGTAGTTATTTGCACCAAACACCGTTCCTGTTGTATCAGGGTTATTATAGAAAATACTTTGATATTGACCGCGGATATCACCAACGTTAGCAGCAGTGATATCTTCGTTAAATGGGTTGTTTTGCAAATTATTAGGTATTTGGTAATATGCGGTGGCACTTACCTGATCGCTTAATAATGCTATTTCTACCACAGTATCTTCATAAGGGTTAGGTACTGTAAATGTTATAACTGTATTATTTTCATTTATTTCATAGGTATATGAATCTCTAGGTCGCAATACATTGTTAACATAGACTTGAATATTAGGCCAAACAGTGTCGGTTGCTGCTGCAATATCACAAGTATAAGTTGTAGTTTGACTATTTGCTATGTAGTTAAATGAAAATATTTGATATTGACGACTTTCAGCAACAGCAGTTTGCCATCCCAAAGCTCGGGTGTATGTTGTCAAATCACTATAATTAAATACATATCCAGTGTTTACTTTTTTAGTTTCTGGTAGTTGACCTCTGACGTAAGTAAATGTTTCTGAATTTAGCGGTACATCAAAGCTAATATCACCTACATTATTTACAGAACTGTAACGTAGGGGGAATCCCAATATTGCATCATTAACTCCTATTCCAATACCATAACTGAATAGCTTATTGCCAGTAAAAGATGATCCAACATAAACTGTTTTGTTTCCAAAACTAATACCATCATTATCGAAAATATCAAAGTATGGTGCTTGATTAATTATAGTTTTTTGTTGTGATTGTTTCCATTGATTTGCTAAAACAGTTGGATCGTCATTGAAATAATAATAGAAATCTTTTCCTTGATTATAGTAACCCCTGAAGGCGAACGTGCCTTCATTTTCTAACACTAAGCCATCTTCGGCTTCAGTAAGTGTTATTGTAGGTACCGAACCGGTAACCGTTGATAGGCGAACGGTATAAATTTTGTTCTTAACATCAGGATTTGTATCCGCAGAAAATACTATTCTTGCTCCGTCAAACAATGAAAAATTATTATTTTGAATGTCGTTGGCTATTAACCCAATACCAGTTGTTGTTACGATAGAAGTTGGATTCTCCCATTCTACTGTAATAGTTAGTGTGTTTGTGCCAGTGACACTAGTAATTTGTGCGTTTCTAGGTAATACCTCAAGTGTGTCAGTAATATATTGTCCAACTTGGAATACACCTGCTACAATTTGATTGTTATCATTAAAAGCAAAAACGTCACTAGAATTGATTGTTATCGTTGTGCTGGTACCAGATACAACTGAATTAATTGTTGCAGTTTGACTAGTATAAATTTCTACATCAGGATAATAATTAGTTTGACCTGCTACTTGATTAAAGGCGTCAGTTGTCCTTGAATCAAAAAAATCAATTGGTTTTTTACCAACAATACAATTGTCAAATAATTTTAAATTTGGATAAAATTCAATGATAGGGCGTTTTGCTTTGTTATCTTGAGTCGCATAAGTTGTAACAATGCTTGGATCATTATTATAGGTCGCTGTACTGTTAATAACATCTACATGAAACCAACGATTGCTTCTACTCCATGGATTTCTATCTATACAATTTCTGGCAATAGTTATATAATCTTGCTTAACAGGAACATACAATGTTATATCGTAATTTCCTATATCATATGGAGCAGTATCATAAGGTACATATATACCCTCTGAGAATGGTTCCGGAACAATTAGGTCAGTAGTATTAATTAACTCAATTGCGGTACCTACACCTTGTACATAGTATTCACCTGTTTTATAGGATTCAGGAAAAATACTACCATCAAACGTTACTTTTAATCCATTAGTAAATACTACTCCGTTGGGTGCAGTATAATTCTTTTCACCCAATATGTCTAATACATTGATTTGGTTAGTAATATTACTATCAATTAATTTAATAATACCTACTTTATTAGGATTAGAACCGTCTTGATAGTACAGTGTATCCAATAAACTACTCAAATAAGGAATTAATGTTATTGAACCAGAAGAATTTTTATAGAAATTTCTAGCTTTCCACTGAGTTCCAAAATTTATAGTGATTTTTTCATTAATTGGAATTAATCCATATGGGTTCAAACTAATGGTAGGATTGTTTAGATCGCCTGAGTAAGTAATTTGATAAAAATTTCCAGAGTAATCTTGTTCATTGGGATCACCGGTATTGTAGAACATTACAGTTAGTCCTGCAAGTGAGGTGACTCCATCAATATCTTCAACATCACTTAGTAATTGCCCTTGAATTGAATCGAACGGTGCAGTAGCTACAAGGTCTACTGTATTATCTCCAGGGAAATTATAATCGCCTTCTGCGTTTTTAAATGGAACATTAAATGTAACGACACCTGATTCGATACCGTTATTCGATACACCATAAACATCTCGTGTTTGTACATTAGGTTGCTGAGGATCGAATCCAGTCACTCCAGGTTTTCCTTGAATCCAGAACTGAGAACTTTGATCGACTGCAAAGGTATATGTACCTCCACGAATAAGTGTTAACACTGGATTTGAAGATCCTGCCGGATTTATATCACTTGAAATAAGATAAGAATTTGAATTATCATTTACAATATAATTTTGAATATTATAAACAATGTCTGTGGCAATTGTTACAGATGGTGGACCTTCTGGCAACCAATAATATTGGTTGAAGTTAATCAACATATCTAAGTTAATAAATGGATCCCAAGAATAGAATTGACTATTGAATAATCTGTCATTGTTGTTTGTAACACCACCATTTAACTTTAATGCATCAATAATGCCAGGATACGTGATAAAATCCGTTGCAATTGCTGTATTAGTTTTTGTAAATACAACGCCTGAATCTAATTGATAGTCTGTACGAATTTTTGTTGGTTCTACAACATACTTGTCTTTAGCATTTATACCATAACCAAATTTACTACCAATGTAACCTTGAATACGCATCGTATTAGGTTGATCTACTACTTGGTCTAACGTAGCACCTAAAAATTGTGCGTTAGTTGGTGTTCTGAATACTTCAGGTAAAAAATTTAAAGTTCTAATTCTTGCTGCCATTATAACTCTCTAGTTGTTATATATTACTTATCTTATTTGTAATTGTGCGGGCGTAAGTGCTGCAATCACAACTACATCATTTGCTGTTGCTCCGTTTACAAAAATTTCAAATGGGGCCGATTTAATTTCATACAAATCTCCAAAGTTCATTGTGGGGTCGTTTGGTACTAGTACAACTGAGCTAACCAAACTACCTAGTTGTACGTGTAAATATGCGCTTAATTCGCTGAAATAGAAGGTGTCCCCAAAATTCCAATTATTAATATTGAAATAACTATTCATGGCAGACAAAACAGCACTTCGTATTTCGCTGTCACTGGCATTTGTTGAGTTGGATTTGATTACTTTGACTGTTCCTCTTAATTGTGGGGCAGCCTTGGATCCAAATAAAGGAACAAATCTAACACTATTTAATATAACGCTGTCAGTTAGCATTTTATAATCATCCACTCTACCGTATGCCTGTTGTAACTCATTGATTGTAGGAATAGCTGGTTTTGGTATTGTGTTTGTAGTATCCTGTATCCAATTCTGATATGCAGTATAATAAGCCTGTGTCACCAAATATAAATCAATAATATTTGTAGTGGCAGGATCAATTCTAGTAGTATTATTACTATTATGACGATACTGGAATTGTAAACCTTGACGTCCGGGGCGCATCAAATATTGTGTCTGTTCAGTAACAATATAATATGGAGTTGTTATTGTTGTATCTTGTACTGTTTTATAAAATTTATTTTCGCTGTATGCGTAAAATAGTTGTCCCAAAGGATACTCATACTTTATAGTTTCTATACTTGTTTTATTTGGATATTGATATGCTACATCACTCGAATTTATAAGTTGGTATCTTGACAAATTAATTGCGTCTTGAATTAATTCAAAAAAGGTATATATTCCTATATTTGATGACCCAGTTACATAACCTGTTACTGTAGTGAAAAAATCAGGATCTAAAATAATTTCTCTATTATTAATATCAATACTGGATACTTCAACTTCAAAATCGTTGACATAACCATCACTTTCGACTGTTTGTCCTACTACTGACATATCGACTGGTTTTGTTAAAGGATTATTATTATTAGGTTGGGTATTAGTAGCTAATACTTTGACGTTATCTGATAGGATTTTACCGGTCACTGGATCATAAACTAATTTACCAATTTCAAACCAAAATCTTGTGTCACTCACACTACCAAAATAATAACGCAATGATTTATAGTACACACGGTACGTATTGTCACCGGTGCTTTCAAAATTTACAAACCAATTAGGTGCATTGTAATCTTCAACGCTCCATCGTGATTGTGACATTAATAATGAATTATTGAATACTAAACTAAAATTTTGATTTAGTTCCATTCTAATCCTGCATTCTTCTAGTACTAGGCTAGGTAATGTATTACTGAATGCTGGAATAACTTCAGTTATAATAGCACCATTTGGAACATAGTTATTTAATGTTATGGGTCCTATACCATTGCTAAAGTTACCTTGACCGTTATTGTATCCATCACCAACAACTCCTATAACAGTAGTCCAGTAAAATGTAGAGTTCGACCCTGTAGGTATGCCAGCAACCAATCGATTATTATTATCGAAATAATATCCATCGGGTGCAATAACTTTAATCATTGCTCCTTTTGTAATATACTTTGCATTATTTGACGAATAAGGACCAATTGGTATAGGTGTATTAGCAGCTCCGAATATATTGTAAAAATAACCAGTAATACTATTAGCATTAACGGTGCTAGTATTCCAATAAACAGTTCCATCTCCTGAAGCTGTGTTTATACTATATCTTGAAAAATTTTGTAGGTAATATTGCTTTGCTCTAGTGTCTGCCAACTCACCTGACAATGTATCAGTTAAAAACTGAATAATGTCTCCGGTATTATTGATAGTTAACAGTAACCAACCGTCATCGCTGTTTTGGTATAAACCACCGTCGTTCGCAAAAGAATTGGTGCTAGAGTATTTTCCTGTAGGATCTAATAAATCTAAATTTTTAGAAACTCCTACAGAACTACGATTAATAGCTTTACTTTTAATAATAGAGTTGTATAGTGTATACGGGAAGTTATTGTAATCTTCACCATTAACCATTCTGTTTTGTGTATAGTAGCGAGCAGGGGCACGTAATTTAATATCTGCTAATGTTTCTCTGGCTTGTGCGGTTGAGACCGTGTTTTGTAATTCTAATCCTACTGTAAGTGCTTCTGTTCGACCTGCTCTGCTTATATATTGAAATGTAACTTGAATCCCTTGCATTTCTGAAGGATCAATAGTATATGTCAATGCGTTACCTGCACGAACATATGCTCTAAAAGTTCCAACAGGTGCTTCGGAAAATACCCCATCACCAAATGTGTAACTAACTTGGTCGTTAAATCTTGAAACTACTGAAAATATTTTTTTGTTGCTTGTTTCAGTTTGTAACTGTGAGTTAGCATAAACACTTTCTACTTGTGTCCAAAGTGTTCTTGCTCCATTATCTGTACTAAGTTGGTATAGCCATGTATCGGTGTTGTTAATACCTTGAATGTCTACGTCTACAATTTGATTACTGATTTGTTGTGCTAAGTTGAAATCATAAGCCTGCAATGCACCTTGTTTAAAATAAAAGAAAAATCCGGTGTTTGGGCTACCGTAACCTAATTTATCGTTACGGTATAACATATTAAATTTGCCCGACGGTGCAGGGGGAATTTCATATACATAGTCCTCATCAACACTAGTTACCGATACAAGTTCAAATCTCATGTTGATAGTATCTACTGTAGATGTAAAGGGTGCTACTGGAAGTGAGTTGGGTGGAATATTGATAGCATATTCGTCAGTTTTTACACCTAAAATATCCGCAGTATTGCCCGGGCGCCCTACACGCTGACTATTAATTAGTGTGGCATTGACAACAGTATTAAATTGTTCTAGCCAATTTGGATTTGCGGGATCGTTCCAAAGAACAATTTGATTTTGTAAATTAAATCCATTTAAGTCTGTTATACTTTCAGTTGTACTTATGCTTGTAACTTTTATGTAACCTTGACCTGCATTATTTCTTTTTGGATTATAGCTGACTAAATTTGCAAGTTTTATAACGCTATCTCGGCGTTCCGCAGTATCAATGAAGTTTTCACGAGTATTTAAATCATTACGGAATGCTAAACCTTGACCCATGTAGGCAATAATATCTAGTAGCGCAATGAATTCACTACTATCAATATAATCGTTGAATGTTTCAGGATAATATATCCGCAAATAATCTATGAAACTTTTTCTAAGTGTTTCATAATCATAGCTTCTAAAATCTGCTTCGCGGAACGTTTGGTAGATTGCTTGCCAATCGTTTACACCAAATAATGCTGATTGTCTTGAACTTGTAGCCATAAGTTTTCTCTTTTAAGTATTTATCTTAAATGAAAACCATGGTTTTTTAGGATTGAAGAACTGCTTGATTTGTTAAGTTATTAAAAAATACGTTAACTACTTCAGCATTATTAAAAGGTTGTACCGCTATTTCGACTTCTATTAAAATTCCGTTTTGTTGGACATAAGATTTAACATCATTTACTAATAACCTAGGGTCCAAACTGGCAACCCGTCTTATTTCTTCCTCAACTCTAAATTGGGTATCAGCGTCATTGGGTTCAAATATATAACTCCAAATATCCGTACCGTAACCGGGTTGACCAACTTTTTCCCCTTTTTTTATGTTTAGTGAGTTGACGAAATCCCTTAAAACCAAAGGAGCATCGACCACTCTAAATTTTTTACCTAAAATTATCGGTTGAAGTATGCTACCGGTTCCGCCATTTATCCCGGGTTGTGCTCGGGTAGTTTTTGGCTTATTAGCATTAATTGTTGAAAACCCTACATATGTTGGCATATCTTATCCTATAAAATATTTATGCTTGAGCTACAGGGACGGTGTCGGTCAATCCTGCTATTTGAGTTCTAATATCTAAAATCTTTTTGTCTAATGTAGCTACTGCATCTGTGGCGGCTTTTACCGCAGCAATTGCTGCTTCTATTGCGGGGTCTCCTGCAGGTAATGTAGTTTTTGCTTCATTCAACGTTTGTACTGCATTGCGTTGAGCCTTAGCTAAGTCAAACCTTTCATCTACTAATTGGTCAAGTTGTGCCTGTAAGTTACCAATATTAGTTAGTCTTTCGGCGCTGGCACTTAGGGCTGCGGTTCCTTCTGTTGGCCCAAGTGTGGCGGGGTTGCCTAAATAGTTTGGAATTGGTATTTTTGAGTTTTCAAATACAGCACTCAATTGTGAGGTGATTGCTGTTCTATCTACCGTGTTTATGCTTACTACTGGTAATTTTATAGGCACAGACCCTCCCGAACTTAGTGAACTGATTGCTGCATTAAGTTCAGCAGTAGCGGATGCCGGTAACCCAACACTAGCTAAAGATTGTAATGATTCTCCTGGAGTTTTTAATTTGTTTAATAAGTTGCTGGCTGTGTTTCCAAGTGCTTGCCCTGATCCAACTGCGGAGGTTATTTGATTTAAAGCAATAGAAATATTGGCTGTACCTGGGACAAGAGGTATTGCATTTTTTCCATTATTAACTAGAGAAGATACTACATTTTGTGCGCCAGGAAGTGCTCCTAATCCAGTTGATATAGATGAAGGAGTCAATAATGCGGCGCTATTATTCGCTGTTTGAGCTAAAGATGAAACTGCGCTAGATGCTGCTGAAGTTATAGCGGATGATGAAATACCCGAAGCGATACTACTTGCATTACTTCCCGATGTATTCAATGCAGTTTTTGCATTTGTTAATGTTGATTCTAATGAAGTACCTGAGTTTTGTGCTTTAGCATATACTTCGTCTGCAATTTTCTTTAAGTTTTGAGGAACACCTGGTATTAAGTTTGGCATTGAGTTTTTGATAGCTGCAAATGCGCTTCCTGCAATACCCTTAGCAGAATTCAATAAACTTTCTGTACCACCTGTTAAATTCCTTGTCAATCCACTTAGAGAGCTTGCTATAGAACTTATTCCGCCAGTAATTTTATTTGCCAAGTTACCTGCAAAGTTTCCTGAACTAATTAAACCCTGCGGTGATCCTAAAAGATTATTAGACGAACCAGATAATGAATTTATTGGTCCAACTATACCCTGACCTAATATACCCGATGCCGATTTAACTGCACCAACAGTAGCTGCAATTCCTGCTGTTGCTCCTGCAGTTACAACACCGGCCAATTGTCCCGGACTTTCTTTACCGGTAATTAATCCAGTTTGAGTTAATTGTGTTTGTGCCTGTTGAAAATTTGCCACTTGTGTTTGAACTTGTGCTGTTGGATTATTCAAGTAGTTGGTTAAGTTTTCTGCACCGGGTTTTCCTGTAAACAGATTAGGGGTTAATGCTTGTGACACGGTTTTACCAACTTGAACTAAATTGTTTACTAATGCCGCTGAGCCGACCTTTAAAACTCCTGCCTGTTCTAATTGCTGTGGTGTTTGTGCCATTTTACCGATTGCAGCAATTTTTTTAACATTACCATTGACAGTGTTGGTTACTACGCCGGCCCCGTTTTTAATCGCATCTGCTACTACAGGAGTAGACTGTGCTATAGTAGAAACTTGACCTATCATTGCACCGGTTACGTTTTTATCCAACGTTTTGCTTATTGCACCAGTTACTGGAACAGTAGCTACTACACTAGGATTTACTGGAGTATTCGGTGTTGGCAATGCCGCATTTGATGCTTGAATTGCGGGCGCAGGGTTACTAGGAAAGTTAGCATCGGCGTTGTTGTTTACCTTAACATCTACGCCTTGATTGGCGTTAGCCCACGGTGCATGTGTGGGGGCCCTGCTTGTTATACTTAATAAAGATCCGGGCGCCGCTACCCAGCCCTTTTGACTATCGTACAACGTATCAGTATGTGCATTAATTGATATAGGTTGTACTTCTTGTGGTACAGTAGATGCTTGTCCTGTGTTAAGATTTATTTTTCTACCATTTATAAAAGTAAGATTAGAGCTTGCAAAACTAGCTTCGCCGGACGATGAAAAACTCATAGCACCCGTAGTTTTCAATGTAGTTTTTCCCTGAACTGAGGTAGTATAATCAGCTCCAACTTTCATATTGGTTTTTTTGTCACTATTTGTTGTGATGTTTTCGGCGTAAATATTTAAATCTTTTTTGGCGTGCATGTTGATGTTGTTATCAGCATGTAAATTTAAATCCCCTTGTGTTCTGATATTTACAGAGTTAGTTGCGTACATGTCAATTGTACCTTCTTTTCCTAACTCTATCCAGCTTTGACCATTTGCATGGATGATGTGCAGACATTGTCCATCATCACTCATTAATATTTGGTGACCCAAACTTGTGCGTAATCTAATTAATTGGTCACGTCCTATTAGATCACCATCATCCATAACAATACTATGACCGGCCCTACGGGATATTACCTTTAGTCCACTTTGCTGAACACCTTGATTGGCAGCATCAGCAATAGTTTCGTCAGTGAATCCACCTTCATATATAGGTCTACCTGGAGTATTAACTCCCCATCCAACCCTTGAAGGTGATTCTCTTTGTGCGCTAGTTCCTATAGTTCCTCTTATTGTGTCACGAATTAAACCTTGTTGATTTAAGACACCTGCTAGATAACTATGAACAGGCTTTGGTTCATTGAAAAAAGTGGGGGATTCATTGAGTTTTTGATTGTTTTTATTAATATTTGATACTGGAAGTTTTGTTGCACCACCATAACTATTACCTTCATTTTGATTTACTACAACTGTTTCTGCTGATCCCAAAGCAGGTACGGTATATAGTGCTTCTGGTTCTGGAACACAACCTATCCAATAACCGTATTCAGGATCGCCGTTGATGAATATACAGATAACCGTGGTATCGATATCAGGAGGACTGTACCACATACCGTAAGCACTTTGATTTTGTAAATATGTTCCGTATCCTTCTTTGGGGCTATCGCCTTGTGTCAAACCATAAAAAGGAGTCATATAATTTACAGTGAGCCAAGAATCAGCATCATCAGGATCTTGCCCTCCGAAATCAGCAACATAAACACGCAATCTTCCTGATCTGATAGGATCTATGTTATCTTTAACTACCCCAAATACAGGTACGGAACGCAATACTGCGCCGCCGGCGTCTGGTTTACTTGCTTTTGTTGCACCTCTTGGTTTGAATACATTATTTGGCATTTTGTTTCTCTCAATTATACACCACTAAGGGCGTTAAAATTTGCTAAATTGGTACCAGCTTCTCCGATTCTTGCGTCAGTTAATGTTTCAGTTGCAGCGGTTCTTGTATCTGAGCCTGCGGCTGTATTTGCTGCCGTACCTGCTTGAGTACTTCCTGAATTTGATACGCTGTCGTCATTTGCTACTATTGGATTTGCAGCATTATTAGTTGGTGCAGTTTCTGAGGGCACAGTACCTCTTCTTGTTTCTCTTAATACTTCTGCTTCTTCTTCGGATAGTGATTGTACAACATTGCTAGGCGGAGTAATAACGTCCGATGTTAGTCCTGTACCTGCAGAAGTGCTACCTGCACTAGCTCCTGGTGTAGGTGTTGTGCTACCCTGTTTATTACCCGTGCGAACATCTGCATTTCCTTGTCTAGCAAATCTAGCACTTTCGGCAGTCTCATATGATATATCATCGGCTTTTTCTTTTGCTGCTGACGTAGCTTCTGGCATAGTATTAAACACAACTGACAATGATTGAGTAAACTTACCAGCTTTAAAAGTGCTTTCACATTCAGTTACTTGATAACTAAGACCTTTTATTTTTGCTCTTATGCTGTCTGGATAATTCCAAAAGAAGATACTATCGTTAATATCTACTGTTCCAGTTTGGTCGTTGTAATCAATAGCTTCATTAAATTCTACTTCTATAAAAACATGTCCGCCATTTGGATTAATTGTGTATCCATCACTTTGATAAAACTGCCTGTATACCTCATTTACGCCGGGGGCTGTTTCTCTCATCAAATAATCTGGATCTCCTAATATTTGTAACTTTGCTTTAGAATAAGCACCAGGGTCAAACAAACTATTAACATATGTATTTTGTGCTTCAGCGCCTGGACTTAAATATCCTGTTCTATCTTGTGATGTAGGTTTTCCGCCTAATTGTGGTACTGAGGCTGCTCCTCCTGATGCTGCAGGATCTCCATTTGGATTAAATGTAACATTGAAATAGGTGTTATCAAACTGTAGGTCAAAACTTATAACCTCACTGTTTTTTCCTGTATACCAATATTGATATCTTTTGTGCGGCCCATAATATTTTGATGCTCGTCCATATGGGCTTACCGCAGCAGGAGTATCATATGGTTGAATCACATATGTTATTTTATAGGCAAAATCATTAATTTTTGTATCAAAACCTATAACTTCTATTTCTGTACTTACATTATACCATCGTAAATTTGGTGTGTCTTTTTGTTCAACTTTATCAGGCGAATTTGTATCTTCGTTTGGGGTTTCTTCACTTTTAAATAATGTTTTTAGTGCATCTTCTAGATATGAACTTTGTTTAATAATTTTTTGTATTGCTTGTAGAATTGGCGTTCCTTGAGTTATGCCAATTTTAACTTTTTGTTTGTCGTATACTGCTCGTTGGGCAGCGGCGTCAGTTACTTGTGATGTGTTATCTACCGAACTTGGTGCAGACTTTTTCTTGTCTGTGTTTGCTACACTTTTTAATCTGGCGTTTTTAATATTATCAGAGCCATCGCCTAGCCATCTTACAGAATAAACATCTGGGAATTCTCTGCTGTTTGACCCATCTTTTGCTTTTATTTGGTTTGCATTAATAGCTTGAAATAAACTCGTAATACCTTGCCCAGAACCGTTAAGAGCGTTCCCCACAGTGTCTGCTACGATTTCAATATTTGAGTCTACTGTTCCTCTGGCAATATTTAAACCAATATCAGAAGGCACACAAACTGCATTTATTGCATACGTTGTTGATGTGCCACCTAATTTAAAACTCATTTTTTGTATTCTAATATCGTAAAATCTTTCATACACACCACTTGCATCAGAGGCTGTGTTAAATGTGTCATCGCTAAAATACGTGCTGGCATTTGCGATTTCACCATTAGCATCGTAACCTTGAAATCTAATTCCTAATATAAAAAAATGCTTACTTGGATCTAATGCCTTTTCAATGTTGGGTATTTTACTTGTTTTTGCTAGTTTTTCCCTTGCTCGTTTTAATTTTGTAATAAGAGAAAATCCCATTGGTTCAATAATGTTAAATGATATTTTTGTAATATTACTTGAAGTTGCGGTTTCTTTACCTGATATCGCATTTGTAATTTTTAAATCATCAATATAATAATCATCAATATAATAATCATATTTTATATCTGGTGGTCTTTTATCCAAATTAGTATTAACTCCACCGCTTTGTAATATTAAATAGGCTCCACCTGAATTTGAATTAGCTCCTGATTTTGTAAATGCATTAATATCTTTTCTACCGGATGCAACAAATGCTGCGTGGGCATCAGGAGTAATCATATACAAACTCAATTGGTAGGTATAGCTACTAAAATTACTTAACGGGTTGTGTAATCTGGATCCAGGTTTAGTGCTTTTACCTACATTTTTTTGTATGGTATTATTTCCAGTTGCATTGGCACTGCCCGCAAGAGTAGATCCTGCCGCTGCTGCATTTATGATACTTATTTGTTCGCTTCCTCTAGCTGTTGCAGGATTAGAATAGTTTGATAATCTAGCTGCTTCAATTTTATCGTAACTATTATCATCGTCAG